CTTCACACCCAGTTCATATTAGAGTTTATAACTAATAAAATTTATAATGGCTAAAATTACTAAAGACAATTATAACGAATTAAAATTTAAAGACTTAGAAAATAACTATGCTAAAGTTTGGCATGTTAATGAGATTCGTGAAGAGTTACTAGCCAATTCTGGAAGTGGAGCTGTTACATCTGTAGAAGGATTGACAGGAGATGTTACTTTTCAGCAAAGTAACACAACTTCACCTAATATTCGTGCAGATATAGAAGATAACTCAATAATTCTTAATTATGTTGTACCATATGAAGAAGTTAATTTAAGAGTACAAAATGGAGAAACTGTTCCTTACATGTATTCTTCTAGTATTCCAGATTTAAGTTATACTGCAAATTTTAGTGGAACTGTAGAACGTCCAGATTCTATAAGATTAATTCCTGATACTAATTTTGAATGCAGTAACATTGTAATTCAAATGACTATGAATCAAGAATTTGGAACTCCTGATTACGCAGAAACTCCATATGTAATTTCAACTAATATAAGTGATGGAAGTTTTAGAATAGGTATTAGAAGAGATGAAAGTACAAATGGTATTTTACTTACAAATGGACTTAAGTCTTCAGTAAACATAAACATTAAAATTTTTGGATATATAACGCCACAACCATGAGAAACTACACAATAGACGAACTTAAGAATGAGTTCAAAAAACTTAACTACGAATTTCCACAATTCCATTTAGTTGGTATCAGATCTAAAGCTAACAAACCTAATGAGTTTGATGATCTAATCGCAGTTATAAATAATAACGAAATCAATTGGTATACCTGCACTACTAATCCTGGGACACATTGGTTACTTAATTTACTTAACCCAAAAGGTGCAGCTCTTCTTAAACCTGGACAATATCTTAATACATGGCAATTAGGTCTTCATCAGGGTAAGTATCAAGCTCTTACACAATGTAAAAATGTTACTGTGTTTAGAGATGGAGATAAAGATAATATTGCTGAAGAAACTAAAGTAACTCAAACTGGTATGTTTGGAATTAACATTCACAGAGCAAACGAAAAGTTAGTATCTAAACTAATTGATAGATGGTCTGCAGGATGTCAAGTTCTTAATAACCCACAACAATTTAATGAGTTACTTACTAAGTGCAAACAGTCAGGACTTAAACAATTTACTTATACTTTATTAAATGAATTTTAAAGAAATGTTGCAAAGTATATTTTCAGCAGACGGAAATCTTTCTTTTAAGAGAGTAGGCTCTGGATTAACTTTGTTAGTATTATTTGTATTAGCATTTATCAGTACTTTAACAGAAGCTAAAACTCCTGACTATATCTACGACTGGCTAGTCATTATAGTGCTTACAGGATTTGGAGGAACAGCAGCTGAGAATATTATTAAAGCTAAACAACCACAGCAATGAACGGCAAATACGAAAAACTTATTGCTTTAGTTTTAATGGGAATAGTAACTGTCGTTACCATACTAATACTATTTAAAACTACAGAACCAGAACTTCCAGTTACTAAAGAACAAGATAATACTAAATTAGAGTTAGAAATAGAAAATCAAAAACTTAAAAATCTAATAGACTCTTTAATTCTAGTAGATAGTTTACATCTTGCCTTACTAAAAGAAAAACAAATTCTTATTAAAACTAAAAAAGATGAAGTCATTAAAGCTATTTACTTTATTCCTAATGCTGATACTAAGTATAAAGACAGTCTCTGGACAGTGTATACTCAGGACACCATCGGGAGAGGTTATACTAAATAAATCTCAAGAAGATAAAATTCTTCAGTTGCTTGAAGAAAAAGAAATCTTATATTTGGTAATTGAAGATAAAGATCTTCAGATTAACTATTTAAATAATAAACAGATGGAAAGTTTCAGACTAACTCAAGCATTAATGGAGAGTAATGAAAGACTTCAAGAAAAGACTTTATCTCTATCTAAAAAAGTAGATTCTCAAAACCAAGAGATTGGACAGTTAAAAAAAGATTTAGATATTAAAACGCATCGACTTAGAGCTTTCCAAATTGCTACAGCAGTTACTTCTACAATTATTCTTGTAAAAGTATTTCTTATGTAAAAGATTTAATTATATTTGCATTCAAATACCTAACACAATGAATGCAATTAATTTTAATCCTACCCGTGATTGGGTAGTTGTTCCAGACCCATCCGTTAAAGAAACAGAAAGCGGAATTCTATTATCAGAAGGAGCTGCTATGGCAGCAAAAAAATCTACATCTACTATTGTAGCATGCGGTCCACAATGTACTCAAGTTAAAGTTGGAGATGAAATCTTAGTTCATCCGACAGCTGAAGGATTTTTCTTTGAAGTTGATGGAAAAAAATACGCAGCTATTAATGAGTTTATGGTACTTGGTGTAATCCCAACTAATAAAATAGAAGGACCAACTAATCTATAAACTTATGGATGGCACAGTAACAATCTCGTTGAAAGATTACGATGAGTTACGCAATCAAGAACTCTTCGTAAAAGATACAAAGCAAGCCTTAGTTAAGTCTGCTAAAGAACTAGAAGTATTCTTATCTTTTCTATGTACCAGGGAAAACATCTCTGAGTACATAGAAGAGTTTAACAATCATGCTAAAACTTGCAGAATTAGATTAATAGATGGGCGAGCTAAAATTGAATTAATAAATTTCTCAAATGAAACCGATCAAGATTAAAGCACAAACTACATTCAAGTATTTGTCTTTCTTTAATGGGCTATTTAAGCTAACAGAAAATGAGCTTAAAGTCCTTGCAGCTCTTGTAGATAATAATACAGAAGTAAATCTATGCTCTGCAGCAAATAAAAAGAAAATTGCTGAGCTACTAGAGATTAAAGATCACAATACTTTAAACAACTACGTCAAAAGATTAAAGGATAAGAAAGCTATTCTAAAAGATAAAGCTAACTATAAACTTAATCCTATGCTAGTAAAACAGAACAGGATAATAGCAGTTATTGCTGATGAGGTATGATAACAAAGTAATTTGGATGTTTGATAAAGCACCATTTTACATTGCAACTATACAAGATTCTAAAGGTAAATTAATCGCAATAGAAATAGAAGAACATGAGCAACAAGATCAAACCGAGCACACTACAGATGATTAAAAATTACACGGTGGATACGTGGGATTATATTGCAGAAGGCTGTCCTCCAACACCAGTTGCAGAATATAAACAACGCATAGAAATTTGCAATGATTGTCCATCTATTACAGATACATTTAAGTGTTCAGAATGTGGATGTCCAATGCTTAAAAAAGCTAAAAGACAAACAGCAAAATGTCCACTTAATAAATGGCCTAAAACTGTAATAGGGTCTGAAGGTAAAAAGATTAATATTACTAGAGGTAAATGAGTACAAAAAAAGAAAAGAAAATAATCATTCAATTAGCTACTAAACATAACCTGTCTTTGCATGCTATAGAAGATGTAGTATTTCATCAGTTTAAGTTTGTTGCTGAAATAATGAAACAACCTGATTTTCAAATGATTAGACTACCTTATTTTGGAAAATTTCATGCAAAAAAAGGGCGCATAGCTCATCTTAATGAAAAAACTAGGCGTAAATTAGAAAAACAAAACAAAACTATATGAAAGATTTACTTACAATAAGCGAGAATGTAGTACTCCCATCTCCATATGCATTGCTAATTCCAGAATTTAGTAAGTTAACTAAAACAGAATTGGCATTTCTTTACCATTTTGTGGACCACAGATCTAGTTATGCTACATACGAAGAGAACGAAAGGCAGGAAATTCTTATTAAAGATTTTAATGTTACTATAACTCCAAAGCTTCAAGCAGGAATGGTTAAGTATAAAGAGTTATCTGAAACTCACGCTATTAAACTACTTAAAGCTGCACGTATTTCAGTAACTAAATTAGAAAAATACTTTGCAACTATTGACCTAACAGAAATGGATGAAAATGGACGATTGATTTACCAGGCAAAAGACTTAGTTGCTAACTTATCTAAAATGGGAGATGTAGTTGAAGGACTCGATAAATTAGAGGAGTTGGTAAAGAGACAAGCAGAGAAAGATAATCCAAATCGTGGAGGAGTTGTAACAAATAAGTATAGCGAATAATGACATTTATAGATACTCACCTATTCTCTCCAGCATCAACAAATTACCTAACCAAAGGGCACTACACTGATGAAATAAAAAACTCTAAAAGATACTATGAGTTTTGGGATGAGGAAAAACACAGATGTTTGTACGGATACGAGGTAAATGGAGTCCACATTACAGGGTTCCATTACTTTTATCTTAACTATTGTGTTATAGATAGGGTAGTAGATGTAGTAGATCCAGTAACTGGAGAAGAATATTCACAACGTGAGAGAACTTTCCCTGCATTTTATGATGGGGATTACGATTACTTTCAAGCAATAGAAAAAGCTAGGAAAACTAACAAGCATATTGTAGTACTTAAGGCTAGACGTAAAGGTTATTCGTACAAAGCCGCAGCTATGCTAGCAAGAAACTACTACCATTTACGTAATTCTAAGAATTTTGTATTTGCATCAGATAAACAGTACTTGATTGGTGATGGTATTATGTCTAAAACATGGGATATCCTATCATTTATTGATGACAATACAGCTTGGACTCAACCTAGAATTAAAGATACAGATATGCACAAGCAATCTGGGTATAAAAAGAACGTAAATGGAGCCGATGTAACACTAGGTTTTAAGTCTCAGATACTAGCAGTAAGTTTGAAAGATGATCCAGACAAAGTTCGTGGTAAAGCAGGTGAGTTAATCTTCTTTGAAGAAGCAGGATCCTTTACAGGGTTGCTAAAAGCATGGGAAGTAGCTATGCCAACTATGAAACAAGGGTCTAAAACACTTGGAACTATGGTGGCATTTGGTACTGGTGGAGAAGAAGGGCCTGGATTTGAAGGTTTGGAAGAGTTATTCTATCATCCTGAAGCTTATGATTGTCTTGCATTTGAAAATGAGTGGGATTCTGGGGCTATGGGTACTAACTGTGGATTCTTTCACCCTATTTACAAGAACTTAGATGGGTTTATTGATAAAGATGGGAATAGTGACACCAATACAGCTATAGAGTTTGAACTTGAGCAGAGAGAAAAGAAGAAAAAAGGTAATGATGCTAAATCATTTGACCAATACGTAGCTGAACATGCATTTACTCCACAAGAAGCTACTCTTCAAGTTACTGGAAATACCTTTGACGTTACATCTTTGAAAGAACAGTACAATCGAGTAATAGCAAACAACTTAGATGCTATTGGAGTAGCAGGAGAATTGTATTATAACTCTGAAGGAAAGATAGATTTCCGTGGTAACACTCCATTTAAACCAATTACTAAGTTCCCACATAGGAAAGATGATGATGTAACAGGTGCAGTAGTAGTATATGAGCCTCCATTTAAGACAGATCAAGAGCAACTTACCCCAAAAAATATGTACATAATTGGGCATGACCCTTATGCACAAGCTGGAACGTCAGGATCTTTGGGAGCAGCATACGTTATTAAAGTTCCTAATAACATGTCTAAGCCAGATGACTTAATTGTAGCATCTTATGTAGGTCGTCCACAAACTCAAGACGAATACAATAGAAATCTGTTTATGTTAGCAGAATACTATAACGCTAAGATAGGATTTGAGAATGACCGAGGGGAAGTTATACCTTATGCTAAGCGATTTAGAAAACTACATCTTCTTCAAGAAGAGTTTGAAATGCTAGATAAAAGAGACTTACGAAGCAAAACAGTTAAGAGGCAATATGGAATGCACATGACTGAGCAACGTAAGAACCAAGGAGAACTTTACATTAGAGACTGGCTTATTGATAGCAGAGGTGCTGACGAAGAAGGAAACTTTACTCTTAACTTACATAAGATTTATGACCCAGCACTACTTCAAGAGTTAATTAAATTTAATCGTAAAGGTAACTTTGACCGTGCTATGGCATTAATGATAGCTATGTATCATATGCGAGAATTGTACAACAAAGAAGTCTACATTCAAATTAACGATAACTCTGCCAATGACTGGTTTGATAAAATATACAAATAACCAAATAAATTACTTAATTTTGTATCTTTACTAAGAATTTAATTTAATTTTGTAATTAATGTACGGACAAGCTCATATACCTAAACAAAGAGTTCCACTATCACAGAAAGATGAGAAATGGAAAAAAGATTGTGTTGACGCATTTATTAACTTGTCAAAGTTTGGAATTAGCGAACGTCGTGCGTACTTGCGATCTTTGTATGACTACTATAATGGAGTAATAGATGAAGAAGACTATAACTATGTACTTAAGCCTTACGGTAAAACTAGAAAGAATTTCCCGACTAAGCTTAGAAACTACCCAATCATTAAACCCATTATTGATTTACTTCTTGGAGAGAAATCTAAGCGTCCTTTAGAGTATTCAGTTACTGTACAAAATCCTGATGCTATAAGTCAGAAAGAAGAACAACTACAAAACTTGTTACTAAATAATATCCGTACACAATTCTTAAATGAATTGATTAAACAAGGACAAGTAGAAGGAGAACAACAGGAGGTTCCGCTTCCCAAGCAAATTCAAGAAGAGTTCAATCGTTCTTACGTAGATTCACGTGCAATTAGAGGACAACATTCTTTGAATTATATTATGAGTCAACAAGAGATTTATGATAAGTTTCAAAAGCAATGGTTTCACTTTTTAGTTGCAGGGGAGTGTTACTCACACAAAGGAGTTAGACGTAACGAACCATTTTACGAAGTTATTAATCCACTAGATGTTGACTTTGATAAAGACCCAGATATCGACTTTGTAGAAGATGGAGATTGGGCAATCATTAGAAAGTTCTCACATGCTTCAACTATAATTGATGCTTATGGAGAGTTTTTATCTGATGAACAAATACTAGAATTAGAATCCCCTACTCACACATCTGCAGAAGCTTATCTTTTGTATAGAGCAGAAGCAAGCGGTGCTGATGATAATATTTACCGTAACAGATTAATTGAAATCGTTACAGTTTACTGGAAATCAAGAAAAAGAATTGGTTTCCTAAGTTACATAGATCCCAATACGGGAACTCAAGAATTAAAAGAAGTTGATGAAACTTTCAAACTCACTAAAGAGATGAAAGAACAAACAAATGCAACTCTCGAATGGGAATGGGTTAACGAAGTATGGGAAGGAATTAGAATTGATAGAAGATTTTATATTAAAATGAATCCATTAGCTATTCAAAGAACTAGCATGGATAACCCATCAATTTGTAAGTTGCCAATTAATGGAAGAAAATACTCTGATATTAATTCGCAACCTATCTCTTTAGTTAGTCTTGGAATACCTTACCAACTCAACTACAATATTTACAAATACAGAATGGAATTAGCAATAGCCAGGTCAAAAGACATTATTGCTCAATTCGATATTAACATGATCCCTAAGAACTGGGATATGGATAAGTTCATGTACTTTGTAGAGGGTACAGGTATTGCTTGGGTGGATTATAACAAAGAGGGAATACAACTTTCTCCGCAACACCAATCTGTGTTGGATATGTCAATTAAGACAATCTCACAATACCTTACCCTCTTAGAATCAATCATGGTTGAATGGGAGAAGTTAAGTGGTGTTAATAGACAACGTCAAGGTTCTATGGGAACCTATGAGGGAAAAGGAACATCTCAACAAGCCATTGTACAATCTTCACATATTACTGAAGATTTATTTAGAAAGTTCTCAAACTTTGAGCAACGTGAATTGCAAGGTTTAATTGATTACTCTAAAATTGCTTGGATTAGCGGTAAAAAAGGAATGTTTGTAATGCCAGACAATACTCTAGCAGAACTAGACATTGAAGGTATTGGACATTTGGAAACTGAATACGGAATTTTTGTATCTGATGGAGGTAAAGACGTAGAGAAATTGCAAGCAATCAGAGGATTTGCACAAGCTGCAGTTCAGAATGGTCTTCCAATGTCAGCAGCTATTAGCATATTTGAAAGCGATAGTTTCCCACAAATTAAAGATAAGATAAGACAAGCTGAAAAAGCTCAAGAAGAACTTAATAAAGCTCAACAGGAAGCACAGACTCAACAGCAACAACAACAAATGCAGATTCAACAACAACAAATGGAACTTAACAATATTGATAAAGAAAAAGACCGTCAGTTGCAAATTGAACTTGCTCTTATCAGTGCTGAAGGAGATGATAAAAAGAATTCAGCTAGTTTAGAGAAAATGATGAAAGACTTTGAGATTAAGCAAAAACAACTTGAACTTAAAGAGCAAGAAATCAATAATAAACTAGCACAAAATAATCAAGAATAAACAACATGGCTAAGAAAGACTTAATGTCAAAATATCTTACTCCTCTAGATAGTTTAGAGAAGAACGGAACAGAAGTAATTAAAGACTTAGAAGCAGGATTTAGAGGTTCTGGAAGATTAGATAACTTGGTAGCTGAGTTAGCTTTAAGTATGCTAGAAGTTGCTAATAAAGTTCATCTTTTGCATTGGGGAATGACTGGTCAAGGTTCTTATGCTGCACACGAAACTCTTGGTGACTTATATGATAGTTTACGAGGTAGAGCAGATGAAGTTGTAGAAAACTACCAAGGTATTTCTGAAACATTACTTACATTTATGGACTTTAATGTTAGTCCAAAATTTAAAGATGTAACTAACTGTTTAACTGCATTAGATACTTTAAAGAATAAAGTAGATGACCTTCAAAAAGAAAGTAAGTTCTCTGAATTCAATAACTTACTAGATGAGATTAAAGCAGATATTAATAAGGCAAAATATAAGTTGACTTTTTTGAAATAAAAGTAAATGGATAATGCGACTAGAAGACAATTGCTTGAACAAGCAAAACAAGTTGGATATACAGGAAGCATACTAGATGTATTCCAAAATCCACAAATTCTAGATCAATTTGCTCAAGAGCAACAAGTTCAACAACAAACACAAGTTCAGCAATCTCAACCACAAATTGAGATGCCGACTCCTCCTGCTACAACTCCTAATTATAAAGTTACTCAACCTAGACAATCTGAAGCTCAACCTTTAGTAATGTCTAACACTGAAGTTCCTATTCAGATTAGAAAAACTGGAGGTAAAGTAAATTCTTGTCCTACTGGATACATTTGGTCTAATGAACAAAATAGATGCATACCAATGGCATCTGTGTCAGGATATATACCACAAAATTATGATCCTAATACTACATTAAATAAGTCATTAGAAAACTCTCAAAAACAAGGATGGGATATTCCTCAAATAGGAATGGAAGTTGTAGGAGCAATAAATCCAGCATTAAGTAGACCTTTATCTGCTATAGGAGCAGTAAGTGATGCTGTAAATAAAAATCCTATAGGGTATGCAGGAAATATGATGCAATTAATCCCTCATCCAGTTACTAGAATAGCGGGAACTGCTTTATCTCTTGCATCAGCAACTCCTGTTGGAGCAGCATTAAATGCAATGATGACTGAAAAACCAGTATATCATCATCAACCAATAGAAACTCCTAGAGAATCTTTAGACAGATTTGCAGTACCTGAATCTACTAATCAACCAGTATTTGTACCTAAAAATACAAAAAAAAAGTTTGAAGATGGAGGTAAAAAATGCTACACTTGTAATAGTTCAAATTTACAAGTGCTATATAATAAAAGAAATTATAAAAAATAATTACATAGTTTCTAATTAAAACCCTTAATATATCTTTGTGATATGAGTAAACCAACACTAAAATTTGAAGACATTTCTCTAGACGATGTTCTAGGGGATGGAATCGAACCAACTGGCGCAGACGAAGGCGTGAAAGGCGGTTCAGATCTAAAACTTGATGAGAATCGAGATTTAGATAAAGATGATAAGAAACCAGTTAACGACCCATTAGATGACGAAGATGATACAGAAGATGATGAAGATAATAACAATGCTTCTGATGATAATTCTAATGATGACGATAATACTGATGATAACAGTGATAATGGCGGTAATGATAATGACAGTATTATCTCTTCTATTGCTAAATCACTTGGTTATGATGTGGAAAAAGAATATGCAGAAACCGAAGAAGGTTTAGCAGAATTCACTAAAGACATTGCACAAAACATTGCTGAAGAACAACTTGAAGGATTGTTTAAACAATTCCCAATGGTTCAAAAGCATTTAGATTTTGTAATGGCTGGTGGAGATCCTGAAAAGTTCTTTGAAGCTTATAACCCAAGAACAAGTTTTGAACACATGGAAATTGAGCAAGACGATAGTCGTACTCAAAAGTATATGATTAGTGAATTTTTAAGATCTAAAGGTCATGATGATGAGTTTATCAAAGACATGATTAACGATTACGAAGATTCTGGTAAGTTGTATGATCGTGCTAAAGTTGCCCAACGTAACCTTGCTACTATTCAAAAGCAAGAACGTGATGGAATGGTAAGACAACAACAAGAAGCACAACAACGTGCTGCTGAAGAAAACGAAAGATTTTGGGAGGGAGTAGCAAACACAATTCAAGAAGGAAAAGAGTTTGCTGGTATCCGTATTCCAGATCGTGAAAAGGCTAAGTTCTTTGATTACATTTCTGAACCAGTTAATGATAACGGTCAGACTCGTAGAGATGTTGATTATTCTAAAGCTAACATAGAAGCTAAGTTGGCATTAGACTATTTGATGTACAAAGGATTTAACCTAAAAGATATTATTGATGTAAAAGCAAAGACTGCTAGCGCTTCTAGTTTAAGAGAAAGAGTTAAACAAAACGAAGAGCGAGTTAAGTCAATGCAGACTAACGATAGAAAAGGAAAGAAATTTGATGCAGATAATCTGGATCTAAAAGCATTGTTTGGATAACCAGACAATATAACAATTAACTTTAAAAAAATATAATTATGGCTCTAATGCAAGTTCTTAAAACGTACTATAATGATGCACAAATGACCGACACTAACTCGTTGGTTAACGCACTTATGGAACGTCCAGAGGAGATCTCTCCTATCATTACTCACTTGGCTGGTCGTGAGGAAAAGAAATTTCCATTGTCTTTCTTGACTGAA